AAACGCATAAATAAGGTTCAATTCAGAACCTACGACGGTGGCACGACAAGCGGCACCACACGTAAACTAGCACACAATCCAACATAACCGAATTGTACACATAACAAAATGCAATGGGAAACAGTAGTCTCACAAATAAATAATTGTCGATGAAAAAACTCACACAATGATACCGAAAAGGCAAAATACTCTTTGAATCAAACCAGACATACGAAAACATATAGACATAAAACGTTAAATACAAAACGACACAAACTCTACACATCGCATAAAAGTTGGCCCACGTAGCATCATCATATTCAATGATATCAGCTCCCTGTACCTCCATACCAGTCGAGGCCTCTTTAAATCGAGCCTCCAATTGATCATAGGTGGGAAACGTGGATTTGGTGACATAAAGAGAATAAGGTTCCCCACTAAGCAAACCCATAAAGTAGGTTCGCATTTCTTCAAACTTCTCCTCACCATAGAAGAAGTACTCTTGGACAGCACTACCAACAACTCTCACGAATTGCGAATACTTATCCAGAGTGTCAGATGGGACCCACACAGTCAGCGACTTAAAAATCGAATCCTCCTCGAGAGGACACAAGTAGCACTGCATGCGCTCATCCCAGCGCCATCTACGCTTCAGAAAAGACGTTTCACTAATGTTGATATATGGCACACTTTCTGACAGCTTGTCAGCCATCGTGTACTCAACACCAATATAGGCCAAGCAGGCTTGAATCGTTGTGTGGTTGTACCACTCACGAAGTCTACTCACACCCAGGGTGTTATCATCACCATAAGTAAAAAGAGCAACAAACTCTTGAAAGTCAGAAACAATTTGAGCAGGGTTCATAGCGCGATAGCAATACCGCATGTACAAACTATTCACCAAGGAGTTAATGATCACCGTAAGAGGATGACCAGATGGGTTAGTTCCGAAAAACTCAACCAAATCTCCATTGATGCTGCAAACCGGAAAGGCAATATCATGTGCAATGCACTGAATTACTAATAGTTCCTGTTCAGACCAACCCGCATCACGCAAGACATTTATGATAACATCAAACGCAGCGAGAATAAAGTCAGATAACATTCGTTTGTCAAACTTTCCATAGTCACCAGCGACAATTCGGTCTTCACCAAACTGACATAAGTGATCTCTCACGAGACTCCACTCATTAGACTGGCAAACTAGACCAGGACCAGCTTCAAAGATCAACTGATTCTTCTGAACACAACGCACAAAAGTCATCAAATTCTTGCGAACAACAACACTCCATGCAGCCGGCGATCCAGTAAACAATCGACATTTCTTTGAGCGCACCTTTTCAAGTGGCACAGCTTCATCCTTATTGTGACCAGCAAATACTGGGTACGCACGTCGTCCCTCAGCATACTTAGCTTCAATAGCATCAATCTCATCCAGCAACTCTTGCTTAAATGTGACACCATCGGGATACATCTCACTAACACATGGCTCCAAAAATTCTTTCTTGGTAGTGTTGTAAGGAAAACCCATAGACGTGGTGCGATTAATACCATCAATAAAACGGACTCCGGGAAGTCCATTTATGGCCGCATGTGTAGTAATAGGAATAAGTTCGCGCTTACTCTGTTCACTAAGGCGAGTGATAATGTCATTTGAATAACTCTTCACACAATCTTTGAGAAACAACTTATTATAGTTGTTCGTTCGAACCACCATGGGAGCAACATTCTGCTTCACACCATGATAGCTTCCCAAAACAGGAGCACCGTGCATAACTTCACGAGCATACTTCTGAACAATCTCAGCTTGAAACGGTGTAGCACAGACCTTAGACTTCTGCTTACCAGCAAAACTATCCAGGGTACCATACAGATTGGCATTCACGGCAGGAAGATAACGGAACAAACTACGATGATGGAGTGCCTGCACAGCGTAAGACCGTTTAGAACTTCGCAACATCGGCGCACCGCCACCTTGAACATCAGCGCGATGGAAATTCTCATGCTTCATTAATGCCTCAATTTGGCCAGCTTTGACACACAAGAAACCAACATGATTTCCGTTTCCAAGAAGATGGGTCCCCATAATTACTGGACCACGTGGAGTGGTACCAATGCACAAAGAACCGCACATTCCAGCAGCTGTGGCTTGTGAGCTAATACCCATGTAAATGTCAACCTTGATTCCAAGGGACTCCACAGGCATTCCACTCTCCTTCCTCAAGTTAAAGAAGGGAATGATATCCAAAGTACCATCCTCTTGGCGCATAAGTTCAAAACCCTTGGTGGGGCAAATCTCTTCACGCAGGAAATACTTTAGAATGCTCTTTTTCGGTGGCAAACCAGCCACCTCAATCATGCACAAGTCCATAGTTGGCATCATCACTAACTGACTCTTAGTAAGAGTAAATTTGCAATTCGTATTATGGGAGCTAGCAGTATTTGAATCAATAACGTTGATCTCGCACTCACTTGTCATATACTTGAAAGCATGAGCTGGCAATAATAGCTTCTGTCCAACAATAAACACTCCTCGAAGGGTGATGGTGTGACCACCGGCCTTAACAGCAACTGCAACGCAGTTTTTGTCTAGAATGTTTCTGACTTCGGCATCTGTTGCCTTAGCTAAACTCATCGAAGCTGTAGGCATATCGAAGGTAGAGATAGTAACGTCGGCTTTATACCAGACATCATTCTTAGTCTCTTTCTCCAACTGCGTTTCGACAAGTCGTCCTTCAGCTTGTACACCAAGAGGATCATCATATTCAATCGCAATCTCATCCGTGTCCTTAGCATACATCTCCTTAACCTCCTCAAATGGGAAAGTGAGTTTAATGGTTTTAGGAGGAACAGTGGTCTTCGGCTTTTGAACTTTCCGGCCCAACGTAGCGTAATACAACGCAAACGAAGCTGAAATGATAGTTAGACCTGCAACGAATCGCTTGATCTTATCATTTGTCCGGAGCTCCGCCAATCTAGCATACAATCTCACACTCTCCACAGGGGGTAAGCGATTGATCGCAGCATAGACGGGGTAGCGAGTCATGCCATATCGAGACAATCGACACACGACTTTCTCAACAAACCACTTGAAGCTGAACAACCACATTAGAACAACCACCGAATATGTTTCAATGGCACTCAATTCTCCGGCCTGAACCTCCATGCACCCATCGTGGGGCAAAGGCTTCAAACAGACCTTACAAACTTCAATGGAAGCCATGTCGGTGTTCTTGGCAACAGCACGTGACTGATTCTCCTCATGAACAAGAGCAGCTTTAAGGAAATGTTGAACGAAATCATCGATATTATCGAAGACTGCTATCTCCTTGTACTTAGCATACTCTTTCTTGTCCAAACGGATCTCAGGAACAATCTCTTGAACACTAATATGCCAATAATCTGGGAACTTACCATCCTCACAACGAAGTGTGGAAGGTTCGATAAAGACTTGGTTAGCATGAAGATGTTCTCTCTTGGGAGTCAAATGAACTACATATGGTAAACGCCGATTAGCAGCCAATGGACATGAGAAATACTCATCTGTGTTGAGACCTTGCGTATTGGTCGTAGCAACAACCAACTTTGCAAGCACAGGAGTTGTACCTTTCGCTTCAAGTGACGCCTGGTTGGGGACGAACGGAACATTGTTGATGATGTTCAGCATTTCGATAATACTATTGTCGATCTGCGTCGTCTTAGCCGGATTTTGGAAAGCAATATCATCCATACGAATACACCATTGGGAGGAATTGAATCCACTCCAAAATTCATCGAAGGAATTGCGGCTATAGCAACCAGCGTCAGTGCGATCGAGACCAAAGAGTGATCCATATGCGTTAAATACAACCTTCGTGAAGGCTGATTTCGCGATACTCGAATGACCAACGATCAAGACACCAAACGGTGCCTTACGCTCAATTTGAGCAGCGCGCTTTGTAATCTCAACGTTATTGAGCAATTCCAGCGCACACAACTTTTTCCGAATGGCAATACAATCCATGCCTCCACTTTTAGCTGTGAATTTCGCGTACGCTCGCCCTTTCACAAGAGCGTCCTCCAAACTAGCCTTGAATTTAAAGCTATCGTCACCTAACGCTGTGAGATTTGACGTGAAAGCAGCCAGACTAAGCAATCTATCGGCTTCTTTCAACCAGTCAACATACAACTTCTCAGAATGTAAGAAATTGTCAAAATCACCAGTGACATACCAAGCGTTCAATCGCTCAGCAATATGGAGGGAGGTATCCAGAACTGCGAAGAAGAATCCCCGTCTAGAGGAAAACGCATTTAGCATTTGACGTTGCTCCATTTTGGAGTAGTCTTCATCATTCAATTCCATGTTGAAGTGCTTCAAGTAACCCTGCACAAGTGCATAGGAAAATAAAGATTGCAACTTCTTCACGGTAGCGTTCTCGCCAATACCAGTGACCATGTCAAAAGCCTCGCGGAGGTTCTGTAACATTTCAGTGGAATCGGCCTGGACCGAACATTCTGCAGAGATCTCGTTGATAATTCTTTCGAGATAATCAGAATAGTCGTTAAATGCACTCCGACCCAGGAAAATACGATAAAATTTTTGAATCTCATCTAAATAGTCCAATAGAGTCACACAGCGCTTGAAACTGCGGTAGGCTATGACAATGTTATTAAACATGTCCAACCAATACGCTGAATCTGGCATGTTGAGCACAGAAAGCTGCTGACTAATGAGTTTAAGCATCACGATGAATGCCTTACCCGATTTGGAAGCAGCATAGTCCTCTGGTTCCTCCTCACCAGCTTGCACACGCATGTCAGCGTTCATACAAGCTCGTTCGAAAAGAACATTCCATGACAAAACGGAAGCATTACCTCCAATATTATCAAAAGTCACAAATAGAGATTCACCAATTAAGGGAACTCCAATCAAACTATCGGAATTGTTCGGGACAAAGAGAGGGCCATTCATAATGGCAAACTTAAGAGATCCATAAATAGTATCTTTGATAGACACTTGGATACTCTTGTAAACATCCTCTCCACGGTGGTGACCAAAAATACGATATTTCCGGTCGAGGATGGAAATGTCGAAGTAACACTTCCGGGTTCGCTCATCATAATTTATGATTTTCATATCACCAGTGGCAAGATGCCGAGATGACAGAGCGAAAGAAGGGGGCGCCGCAGCGCAAACTTTGGGTTCTGTGGCAGACTTGGGGTCGATGTTATTAATAATCGACGACATAGTTTCAGAAATAGGGGGGTGGAGCGTCGCTAAGAC